GTTTACATCTCTTCGGAGAAGACTAGTCCACGTTACGGACTGCTGTTGAGTGGCCCGAGCTCAGAACAACACAGCTAGGGTGGTTGGAGATAGCAACCAACTAAAAGTGGCATTTTGCTAATGCCAGTGCACTGGTGCCAGCTAGCGCAGCTAGAACTACAGTGTACTCCTTTGTCTGCACGCTTAGGAAGTGAGGCGGTCATGCCTGAATTGCATGAGCGAGCGGGTGTCGAGTTTCTCGGACCGTATCGCAGCAAAGGAAAGTCTAAACAACTTTCTGATGCTTTACATGCGTTTAGTAGAGCGGTAGAAGTTCCAGCACAGGACTACGTTCTGTACAACTGGGCTACTAACCTCTTGGGTTTTCGCCTCGCCATAGACGAGGAGAACCGAAGTGTCACAGCAGAGAAATGGGTGGAAACCGCACTTCTCACATACGGATGTGGAATCCACGACACAAGAGGATCCGTTCGAGTTTCCCGCGGAGCAAGAGAGTTCGGATGTACCTGTAAACCGACTCAACCTTCTTCCTCCGAAGTACGTAGCGCCACAACAGGAGAATCTGTACAGGGACGACCTGCAGGAGGAAATCCCACACGACTTCACCGATCGCGATCTCGTTTACATGGCGATTGGGATGGTGACAGGCGAAATGCCAGTCGGCGTGATACAGATGGAATACCAACTGAAACTGCTGGACGAAGGGACGAAGTCGCTCACGGACTTGCAATTCGTTCGGTCTACAGCACGCTCGGTAATGGTAAAGGAAGGCACCGGCCTCTGGACTTTCGTGAGGTGGTGGACCACCATATCCATGGTGATTCTTTCAGTGGCTTACCTCTCCTGGGCCACAACCGCGATAATTCTGAGCGCGGACTCAGGTTGGCGGAGCGCATTAGAGACAAGGAACGGGGTTTCGATCCTTATCTCTTTGGTAGGCGGGTGCAGCCTGGCAAGTCTGGTCCAAAAACTAGGCTCGTTTGGATGGCGGCGCTCCCGACGACAATTGTGGGTTTGGCTTTCTCCAAGCCGGTTCAAACGTCGTTGGCGCGAAACCGACCATATGTTTGGGGTGTACGGCACGCGGAACAAGGCGCCATCATCAGTGAAATGGCTGGTCGCTTTCGTTACGTGTATAGCTTGGACTGGAGTCAGTTCGATGCTACCGTTCCTCCTTGGCTGATCAAGGACATGTTCCAAGCTGTTCGGAGCAAGCTTGATCTCACCGAATCTGAGGAAGACGTCTATTGGCGTTATGTGAATGATTTCATTCACACTCGGATCGTGGTTCCATCGGGTGAAATTGTCCAAGTACATAAGGGCATTCCGAGTGGGTCAGCTTTTACATCGCTGATTGGTTCGATGGTTAACGTTTACCTTACGAACTACGTCTGGTATCGTCTTACTGGACACACTGTGAACCACGTTCAATTGCAAGTGATGGGCGATGACGTGTTGATAGCGGCAAACGAACGTGTCCAGCTGGCGGATGCGGCTCGCGTAGCGGCTGAGCTCGGATTCAAACTGAACGCGCAAAAATCGGTGATCATTAGCACGAGCGAAATGGAAGACGGTATCCACTTCGTTGGTCATTACTGGACGCACGGACGCCCACGGCGACCCGTACGTGAGATCATTCAGCGCATGGCGTTCCCTGAGAGGCACGCTAAGCAAAGCATGGTGCGTTCTCTCACCAGGCTGGGTGGTTACGCTCTAACTACAGTTGAAGGACTACAAATTCTACTTCAATTGTACGACCAGGATGACATTGTGTCGGCCTTGTGTCAATATTTGGACGACCTTCGTGCTGAAGGGGCTGAAATACAGCTACGTGCGCAAGATCTTCCTGGAGATTGGAGACGACGCGTGTTGGTCGAAGGTGAGAAGTTTCCGGAGTTAGGCGGACGGTCT